CGTAGAGACGAATTTCGAGATGGCGTTATTCGTATCCCTCTCGAGTCTAGGAACCCATAGGAGATTATTATGGCAATTAACCAAGCTATATGTAATAGTTTTAAAGTGGAGATCCTGAAAGGCCTGCACAATTTTACGGCAACGACGGGGAATACTTTTAAACTAGCGCTATACGACAACGAAGCAACATTAAGTAAATCAACAACTGCTTTCCAACAAACTGACGAAGTGGCTGCATCAGGCACTTATGCAGAGGGTGGTGGGACGTTAACATCTGTAACACCTACTTTATCATCAGATACTGCTGTATGTGATTTTTCACCAGACTTATCATTTACAAGTGCAACTATTTCAGCACAAGCTGCTGTTATCTATAACAGCTCAACTGTATCTGGTTTGACTACAAATGCTGCAGTCTGTGTTCTTGATTTTGGTGCGGTTAAATCTTCGACTGCTGGTACGTTTACAATTACGTTTCCTGCTGCTGAAGCAACCGCTGCAATCATAAGAATAGCATAGGAGATAAAACATGGCCTCTATCCAAGGATGGGGCCGAGAAACTTGGAACAGTGGTGCCTGGTCTGAACAAGCACCTGTATCTGTTACAGGTATTGGCCTCACGTCATCTGTAGGTACTGAGACAGTAACCACTGACCAAAATATATCTGTATCAGGCAACCCACTTACCTCTACAGCTGGAACTGCTGTTGGTACGGGTATAGCTAACGCTATAATTACAAATGGTGCCTCTGCAACTTCAGCACGAGGCGATGTTTCATTATCAACAGATCAAAATATATCTGTATCAGGTAACCCACTTACATCCAGTGTAGGCGATGAATCAACAAGTGTAACAAGCACGACTGGATGGAATAGAGATACTGATGTCAATACAGGCAGTTCTATTGGTTGGAGTGAACAACAATGGGGCGCTGTAGGTGGTTCATTTGCATTAACTGGTCAACCTATGACCATAAGCACAGGCGATGAGGCTGTTGCGACAGATCAAAATATATCTGTATCTGGAAATCCACTAACATCTACAACAGGGACTTTTGCAATTTCAGGTGATGGTCAAACTACAGTCGTTGTTGGTGCTGACACCGCTATGCAGTCGTCAGTAGGACAGGCTGAGGCTGATCCTGAATTTGTAGTTTTCCCAACAGGAAATGCAATGACCTCTGCTGTGGGGACAGTAGGAACGTCAGTTTTCCTTACTGGTATTGGAATGACATCTACCATAGGAGATGCTGAGCAAGAGACATTATATGAAGCTCCAAGTGTAGAAGCTACAGCTAGTGAAGGTAATGTAAATATTCGTACAGATGTTGCCTTTACAATAACAGGTAATTCTGTTACAAGTGCAACTGGTACTTTACAAGGGACCTTTTGGTCACAAGTAGATGACTCAAACAGCGGAATAACCTGGACGGAAGTTCACAAAGCTGCATAAAAGTTTTGACAAACTTTAAAATAATCATTAAATTTTAAATTAGGAGATTAAATGGCATCAACATTTTCGACAGGTTTAAGAATAGAATTACAAACCACAGGAGAAAATTCTGGAACTTGGGGTACTATTACAAACAATAACTTTTCTCAAGTATTTGAGTTTGCTATTGCTGGTGTCTATGCAAAAACTCTTTCTGGAACAGGACCTACTACTTTAACAAATGCAGATGGACCGCAATCTCAAGCTAACAACGAAGCTAGACAAAACCAAATTATTTTTTCTGGAACTATTTCTACTACTCACATTGTACAGTTTCCAACTACACAAAAAACTTACGGACTTTATAACAACATTGCAGGTGGCGCTGATATAACTGCAAGACTAGGCGCTTCTGGAAACACACTAACAATTACAAACGGTAAGTACAGATTAGTTTCTACTGACGGAACTAATTGGTATGATATTTTTACACTCGCTGGTTTAGGTGAGGCATGGATTAAAAAAACATCTGATTATACTGCATCAGCAGGCGATAATATTTTTGTTGATACGAATGGAGGAGCAGTAGCAATTACTTTACCAAGCTCTGCTGCTATTGGTGATCAAATAAAGTTTATTGATGCAGAAGGAACTTTTGCAACTCATAATTTGACTGTAAATAGAAACGGTCACAAGATACAGGGTTCTGAATCTAATTTAACAGTATCAACTAGTGGTTCTGGCTTTGCGTTGGTGTACAATGACAGTGACAACGGTTGGAGATTAAAGTATAACGACTAAT